ACACAATCAGACAGTCCTATGACAAAAGTAGATAGATCTACTTATGCTGGTTTTTCTAACAAGTTATCAAAAGGAACACCTAATCAATATTGGGTAGAAAGATTTATAGATAAAGTTACCATACACGTTTATCCGACACCAGATTCAACAAACGCATCTAAAGACATGCACTTCTTTTTTATAAAAAGAATACAAGATGCAGGAGATTATACTAATGCAACTGATGTACCATTTAGATTTGTTCCTTGTATGGTGTCAGGACTTGCATATTATTTGTCACAAAAATATCAACCT